ACTAAATAGGATTTCACAACGAGACAAAAATTTTAGGATCGATGACATCCTTAAAACTCCTGAATTTTACTCTAGGGAAGAAATTCTAGAATATACCGACGATTCGAGGATTAAAGAGCTACTAGGGATAGACAAATGAAAGAAAAACGATACCGTCCAAAAAAAGGAAGGACTGTTAGTTGGAATTATCTAATGGCTCAAAATTGGAGAGTCGGAAAGGACGATGACTGGAGCGCGTACTGGAATTGGGCGGGCCATAGAAGAGAAGAAAACGGAGAGATATTTGAGACTTCAAGGGCCAATCCTGATTTGTCAGACGAGGTAACAGAAAATCGAGTAGAGAGAGAAGAAATTGCAGAGGCAAAAATACAGGTTATCATGGAGAATTCGGGAGATATTTTAAGCCGACAAGAACATAAAGTCATGCATTTGTTAATGGCCGGATACTCGCTTATTAAAATTGCCGAAACTCTAAACATTTCGCAGCCATCTGTCTCTATCTACGTAAAGCGTGGCCGAAAGAAGCTCAAAAAACTATTACAAAATGAGGGTCTATAGAAAGGCTTAACGAGCAGTGTATATAGAAGGGAACCGAGATACGAAGGAAAGGAGCATATGAAACATAAGTGGATAGCATGGAATGAGCTAGAGTGCCCGGTTGAAGGAGTGTTAACAGTCTATATAGAAGGGGATCAAATTGTCTATGACATGGGAGGAACACAGGTTCTTGTAACAGATGGCCGGTGTCCGGAATGTGGCGAAAAGATAAATTACGAAGCTCAAGTGAACTTTAGGAACGAGGACTTAGAAGATTTTAAGTTACAGTTGCTAAAGGAAGGAGAAGACTAAATGAAAGCGTTGTATAAGAAGCGGTTACTTAAACTCGCCAATCATCCTAGGAAAGGAAAATTAGGACATAAAGTATTTGCGGCGGTAAAGTATTTATTTAGCCCTGCGCCTAGAACGCGCAAGCAAGAAGCAAAAGTGATAGAAGATTTTGTGAAGTAATTGAAACAACGAGGAGAAATAGAAATGGCAAACATTACACAAGATGAAATTACAGTGGATTTTGTAAATACAAAAACTAAGTTTCCTAAGTTTTCCAGTGGATCTCTTAAGCTGACAAACGGAGAATGGCTCACTGTTTCAAAAGATGTGGACATTGAATTTTTTAAAAAAGGAAGCTCGTATCAAGTCGAAATTGAGACTAATGAAAAGGGCTATCAGTCTTTAGTTAAAGTTCTTGGAGGAGGACGGCCCGAGGTAAATGATCCTGCGCCAACTGAAGATAAAATAACGACGAAGCCGGTCCGTGTTACCAAAGAATACAAAGAGAGGGATTTTGATGCGGAAGCTAGAGGGAAAAGTCGGTTCGGATTATTTGCTGCTGCTCTTCAATCACCTGCGCTTGCGGGCATGAAATTTGATACCCTAGAGGAGTTTCTTGAATTGGTGAAGAAAGCCGCCGATGCTGGATTAGTATATACATTTGAGGGGAAATAGTTTCGGCACTAATCGTCTAATGGCAGGACATATTTGCTGAAAAGCTTATAAAATGCCGGTTCAAGTCCGGCTTAGGGCCAATTTAAATAGATTCCCGACAAAAAGGCCAGATTCGTTGGTAAATCAACGATGAAGCCAAAACAAATCGGGAGCCTTGTATACAGGGAACGCGGTATAAATGATCCGCCATGAAAATCTAGGAGACTTATGAAGAAATCAAAGAAGCTAAAACGGAAACTTGCAGGCCGAGTAGCAGATTGGGAAAGCACCATTGCTCGTAATTCTAGCGAGAAGAAGGCTTACCGTAAGCCAGGAAGCAACAAGTGAGCAGTATAACGAAGGATTGCGATCAGAAATGAAACAAGCTAAGAAGAAGGCTAAAATAAAAGAGGAATTATCATGAATGAGCATATGATCGAAGGAAATATGTATGAAAAGGATAAACAAGTTGTTTTAGAATATTTACCAGAGCTTTTAAAAGACATAACAGAAGAAGCATACTGCCACCATACTCTTTATAAAGTTCTTGAAATTGCAGAGTTTCTTAGACGGGTTTTGCAATGTGAAGAAATAGCAGAGGAAGAAGCGCAAACAGAGACAATAAATTGAAAGATATCGTAGGAAAAAACTTTGGTCAATTATTCGTGTTGAAAAATGTTCCGCCTATATTTTCTGGCGGGGTTAAAAAACTTATGGTATTGTGTCGGTGTGCTTGTGGTACAAAAAAGATTCTTAGAAAAGAATCAATTACAAGAAAAATTGCACCTGTTTTAACTTGTGGATGTTTGCAAAGGAAAGTTGTTAGTCTTCTTAAAGCTAGAAACACGATACACGGAGAAGGGGGAAAAACTACAGAATACTTTGTATGGCGTGGCATGAAAGCTAGATGCTATAATCCTAATGATCCAAGTTATAAAGACTACGGCGGCAGGGGTATTAGGGTATACAAACCATGGCGAAAATCCTATGTAGTATTTTTAAAATATATTTTAAAAACAATCGGTCGGAAACCGGCTTTTGAATATTCAATAGATAGAATTGACAATAACGGGAATTATGAACCTGGAAATATTAGATGGGCCACTAAAAAACAACAAATACATAATCGGAGAAAAAGAAAGTGTCGTTAATTAAAAGCCAAAGTGGCTCTAATATTTTAGTCTTTAATGATATAACTCACCGCTATCACCTAAATGGTAACGCAGTTCCTGGTGCGACGACATTTACGAAAGGCGGGTACCCAACAGGTGAGGGGCTCATCTCTTGGATGAAAGGAGAGAGCGCAAAATACGCGCTTGACATTGGCTTCCAACTAGGCCAAGTTGGTGAGCCCCTATCGGAGACCAGGAAGAAAGAAATTATTAAAGAGGCAAAAGGCAAGGATAAAGAAGCAGCAGAAACCGCCGCTGCCATTGGTACCCTGGTCCACGATTACGCGTATCACTCTGAACTAGGTCACGGTGAAGAAGTTCGGGAGATTCTCGCCGTAGCAGGAGATCACCCCGACTGGCAAAAGATTAAAAACGGAATTGATAAGTTTGAAGCCTGGAATAAAGAGAACAAGGACGAGCTTTTAATGTCCGAGACCATTGTTGGCTCCGCCGTTCATCAATTCGGCGGAAAGTTCGATAGGTTATCGAAAGGGTTTATTCTCGATGATTTTAAGACCTCTAACAGCATTTACATAGACCACTTTAATCAGCTTGGAGCGTATGCCGTTGCCCTAGAGGAATGGATGGGCATATCTGTAAAAGGTCTCCGGGTACTTCGATTTGGGAAAGAGGACGGGGAGTTTCAGCCGTTGTTAATTAGTGATCCAGAAGAAATAAAGGCCTTTAAATATCAAGCCATTCTTTGCAGACAGACCTATAAGTTTCGGTTGAAGTGGGAAGCAGACAAACGTTTTGATTGGAAGAGGAAGAAATGAAACTTTATTGTAGGCGCTGTGATAGGGTTGTTAAATGCCTAGAGAAATTGTACTGTTGGATTTGTTCAAGATGCTATCTTGTCTTAAAGGACAAAAATGTATAAATTACCAAACTGGTTCAATGTAATTCCAGTTCAAGATAAGCGCCCACTTGTGAAGTGGGAGCAATACATTGACAGGAAACAAACCCTAGAAGAAAAGGCCGAGCTTATGAAGCTGAATCCTAATGGCAAGGTCGGGGTAATATGTGGGCCAGTGAGCCAATTATTCGTCCTAGATGATGACGGAGGTTTCGATGAGAAAAAGTACTCCGTTCCAAAAACAAGGACAGTTAAAACACCTCGTGGAGGTAAGCACTATTATTTCAGATGGATCCCGCAGTTGGATGGTAAGATTACCACTTGCACGGGAATCTTGCCGGGCGTTGACGTTAGAGGTCAGGGGGGATTCGTTGTCCATTACGAGTGGGAAAAGCACTCTAGCCTCTATCAATTTGCCGAGCCCCCTCAGTGGCTGATTGACCTATTACCAGATAAAGGGACTCATAGTACCTCAATGGTCGCACAAACTAAACAAAAGGCAGATGATCCATGGATTAAACAGCAATTTGATGAGATGAAGGAGGGAAATAGAAATGCCACCTTTACTAGCATTGCAGGAAGTCTACGTTCGAGAGGGTACAGCCCTGACGAAATATTTGTATTATTGCAAGGGAAGGCGAAGGAAGTTGATTTCAGTGATCACGAACTTCGAACAATTTGTGCGTCAATTGGCCGATATGAACCAAGAGGGGCGGTATCAGGAAACGCATCATCTATCGAGTCATTGCTCGAAGACGATAGTCTAGAGGCCTTTTTACAGGAAGTCAAACCACGCCAATGGGTTATACCTGGTTTGATAGCGAAAGAATCGATTACGTTTTTAGCGGGTTTACCGAAATGTTATAAGTCTTGGTTACTGATCGATCTTGCCCTAGAGGCTTCAAAGAATGACGGGAAGTGGCTAAATAAATTCCCTGTAAATAAGTGTAAGGTTTTGTATATAGACCAAGAACGTTCCAAAGAAGAGAGCCAAAGACGGTTTTTATCCCTAATGTCCGAGAAAAATATATCTTATAAAGACTTAAGTTTGCGAGTGAAGACCAAAACAAGAATCAAAATAGATTTAGACGCGTCATTTGAAGCATTTAAACGGGAACTAAAGGAAAAACAGCCGGATTTAGTTTTGGTCGATAGTTTTATTAGGTTCCATACTAAAAACGTCATGGATCAAAGCGCCATCCAACCTGTACTAGAGAGGCTTACCGAATTACGAAATGAGTTTAAATGCTCGTTTGTGTTTATTTATCATGATAGAAAAACGACCTACAACACTGAAACGAAACAACCACCGTCTTTCGAGGACATGGTGGGAAGTATTTTCATCTCTTCAGTGGCGGACCACTGTTTTTCTGTGCGGAAACAAGATGCAGAAACTTCTTTAGTTTATAATACGGCGAATAATTTAGGGGCCACTGTTGATCCATTTATGGTTAGAGTCATTGACCGGGACGAAGAAAAAACCAAAATCAGTGTGGAGGCTTTTTAAATGCGAAAACCCATTTGTTATGTTGCCAGAGCAATGACAGGGTTAGTTGCTGCTGATGTTGTAGCGCAAGCAAGACTTGATAAATGTTTTCTCGAATCAAAAGGCTTTAAAGTTCTTTGTCCAGTTTCCGAGGAAGGAGTGATTTCTGCCGTTCATAAGATTCAGGCGACCAAAGACCAGATGGATACCTACTGGCGACGAGACAAGCAAATGATCGAAGAGGCGGATGTTCTTTTTAATATGTCTCCACATATGGCATCCTTAGGTGTTATCCGAGAGCATGGATACGCAAGGTTCTTTCTTTACCGTAAAGTTATAAGCGTGTTCCCTAAAAGGTCTTTACCAGGAGAAGGGGCGGTTTGCTATTACGAGGATGATTTTGTTACTGATTCCCTTGAAGACGCCGCACATGAGGCATTAAGGACCCATGGTACGCTGGTCAAGAGGCTGAAATGGCGGCTTTGTCTCTATATAAGATGCATTCCTAAAATGATCCGATGCTTTTTTGGAGGATGGAAATGAGAAAATTGTTGACTTGTTTATCTACAATCTTGCTAAGCGTATCAGTGTTCGCAGGATGGGGCCATAATGACTATGAGGACCACCGTCCGTTCTATCCCCCTATGTACGGTCCTGTTTATTCTCCGGTTACGCCTCCAGTCGCGCAACCAAGAAACGGGGTGGATGGAAGAGATGGCAAAGACAGTACGGTTCCTGGACCCAAAGGTGCCCAAGGGTCGGTGGGTCTACCAGGACAGAACGGTAGAAATGGACAAGACGCTCCCACAGACCTACAACATACCGGTAGGCTGTCTATCCGATTATTGGATTTAAAGTATCTTAGCATTGGATTGTACGATACCTATAATCTTGGGGCCGGACATAATCAGGACCTAGGCGTTGATGTCATGTTTAAGCTTGGGGAATCGTATGAGTCCCGGCAGTTAAAAGCCCTAGAAAAACGTCTAGCTATTTTGGAGCAATCCCGATGAAGAGAATACCTAGAAAAGTTAAAGCGGCTGTAAAACTCCTAGAAAAGAACGTGCGCTATCCCGTAAATACGGGTTCTCTGGATAATTTCTACTTTTCTCATGCCTTATACATACTTCTGGAATACATACGAAAACAAGAGGAAAAACAAGATGCGTAAGTCTACTATTGCCAGATTAATGTTGTTTTGTTATGGACTCAATTTTGCTATGGGAATATTGTCCCTACTAATACACAACTGGTTCGGGATAGTATGGAGCGGCCTATTCATCACCTATTGTTCTTGGTGGCTGGAAAAAACGTATTTCGATGCGGGAGATAAAAATGAAACCGAAGATTAGGCGAAAGAAGCTTATACGAGAAGATCTTGAGAACCAACTTGCTAAGGCGGAAAGAAGGATTCAGAAAATAGCAGAAAACGCCTACATGATTCGGCAACAAATAGAGTTGTTCGACCGAGTTACAAAACAAGCACAAGTTGTAGCTGAAGCGAAAACGATTGAGGGAGGGGTGTATGCCCTATATAAAAAAAGGAAGGCAAAAGGAGCTACTTTGTGAACCACAGCGAGCCAACAATGATGGTGACTGGAATTTTTTATACACGCGAGAGTATTTGAAGGCCTTTATTGCGGAGCCGGGTTATAAAACCATTGCTCTAATTCGTAAAGCCTCTTTGACTCCGTCTAAGCTAGAAGGGGTCAAGAAAGTAGAGGATTTGCTCACGGTGCAAGGAGTGAATCAGTTAGATAGGATCGTCGCTAGAGATTTGGCGTTCGCTGAATTCTATCGTCGCGTGGGTGCTATTTACGAAGAAGGAGCGAAGAATATTAATGGGGATCTTGAAGCTTATGAGGACGCGTTGAGAGCTTGCAGAGAAAAGCACATGGAATTTCATACGGAGAAACAATAATGGAAGAACAACCCGATAAACTCAGCGGGAAAAAGAACGACGGTGGGAAGCCCCCTTTGGCCCTCCTTTCCGGCGTCGCTCTTATAGAAGTTGCCAAAGTCCTTGAATTCGGCAGCAGAAAGTACACTGCTTGGAATTGGAAAGGCGGGTTTAAATGGAGCAGGTTGGGGAGCGCGGCTCTCCGCCACGTTTTTTCATGGTTAAGTGGGGAAGACAAAGATTCTGAAACTGGATTGTCTCATCTCGCCCATGCGATGTGCTGTTTAATGTTTCTTCTTGATTTCGAAGTGAATAAACTAGGGGAGGATGACAGATATGTACATCCGAGAAATTAAAGTCAACGTTCTTGGACTTGTAGGGGACTGGATGGCCATCATTTGCTCGTACAAGATGTGGGGAAAGATGGGGTTGTTGTTCACCGTTGGTTTGCTTTTATCTAACGGAAAGTTGCTAAAACTGGAACCTACCTTCAGAATAAAATGAAATTATTTATAGACTTCGAGAGCTATTGGGCTACTAAAGCCAAATACGATCTTAAAAGTATATCTACGGTCGAATATATACGAGACCCCAGATTCCATGCTTTCGGACTGGGCATATGCGGGGAAACAGGCGAGCCCGAATGGATTAGCCATAATAGTATTTCGGCGTATCTTACGGCAATAGCGGAACAAGTGGGTTGGCCTAATGTAGAGATGGTATCTCATAGCGTAAAATTCGATGCGTTCATTTTGCACCATGTGTACGAGACTATTCCTGGGTCTTTTGTCTGTACCAAAAGTATGTCTCGCGCAGTATTAGCAAAGTCAATCAAGAATCATTCCTTGTCCACGTTAGCCGAACATTTTCAGTTAGAGTCAAAGGGCATAATGAAAACAGACGGTCTAGAAACCTTAACCCCAGAACAGGAGGAAGAACTTGCTATCTATTGCAAACATGATGTATGGCTTTGTCGGGAGATATACAACCGATTAGCCGAAGATTTCCCGATAAGTCAGTATACAGTGATGGACCAAACAATCAAGATGTTTGTAAATCCTAGACTGGTATTGAATGTTCCTTTGCTTGAGAAGGCAGCTAAAGAGGAGTCGGAAAGGCGCGAAAATATATTCAAAGAAATTGGAATCGAAAAAAAAGAATTCGCCTCAAACGTTAAATTCCCTGCCCTACTCGCGGCGAGAGGTTATGAGGTGCCTAGAAAACCTTCGCCAAAAAATAGAGATGAGGAAGGTAAGGCGGTATTCATTCCTGCCCTAGCTTTGGGTGATCCTGAATTCCTGGAACTGTTGGAGAGCGAAGATGAAAACCTACGAAGATTATGCGAGGCAAGAGTCGCGGCTAAAAGCACATTGCTTGAAACGCGTTCGAAAAAACTTGCGGCGATTGGAAAAACAGGTTATTGGCCTTTTGATGTGGAATTTAGCGGAGCCGACCAAACACATAGGTTCAGTGGAGGATCGGGCGCTGGGGGGAACGGACAAAATTTTATAAGAGATTCTGTACTTAGAGAAGCCGTCGAAGCCCCGCAAGGTTATTCATTAATTGTCGGAGATTTCGCAAATATTGAAATGCGATTAGTTGCCTATTTATCCAAAGATCCCGGGCTTATCCATGCTATTGAAACAAATCTTGACTTGTATTGCGACTTTGCTTCGGCTTTTTTTAGAAGAAAAATCACCGGAGAAAATAAAGCCGAAAGGAATTATGGCAAGTGCGCTATTTTAGGGCTCGGATACAATATGGGGGCTGAGAAATTTGCCAAGACAGTAAAAATAAAGACTAAACAGGCTATCTCTAAGGAAGAAGCCTGGAATACTGTGAACCTTTATCGTACTCGCTATCCTCTAGTCCCTGCTCTTTGGAAGAAACTCGACGACATGATACCACGTCTGCAGAAACATGGATTTTCTATTTGTTGCAGCAGACCCGAACAACCGGGCCGCATTAATTTACCGTCAGGTTTGCAAATCCAGTATCCTAGTCTTCGGTCTTTTATTAACAAGAAAGGAAAAGCGTCTTGGCAATACGACGCCTATCGGAAAGGACATTTAGAAACCAGCGAATTGTATGGGGGTAAAATCCTGGAGAACATTTGCCAAGCGCTCGCTGGCGAATTATGTAAAGGGGCCATGTTAGAAATGGGCGAGCAAGTAGTTGGACAGGTTCATGACGAGATATTGGTCCTATGCAAGAAAGGTACTGAGCTTATCGCCAAACAAAAGTTACAAAGAGTCATGAGCAAGAGTCCTGAATGGTTTAAAGAGATTAAGTTAGCAGCTGAAGTAGGACATGGTAGAAACTGGAAAGAGGCAAAATAACTATGATAAATGAACACGAACTGTTTTTAGAAGGACATAAACAATTGATAGGTATAATGAAATGGATTTCGACACCACTAATATACGTTACCAAAGGTTCTATTGATCCCGCTACTCTGCAAGACATAGACTTTGGTTCTATTATTTTTGGTAATAAACCAACTGGACAAGGAATGGAAGTTTTGCATCAATTTCCTAAAGAAGATGTAACTTTTATTTTGAAAACCTTTTGTGAAAGCCATTTGAGGCTGAAATGAAAAAACCTAAAACATTAGAGCGGAAATTAGAATCTGCGCTCCGACTTATTTGGTCGAGAAGTTCAGAACGCCGCCAAATTATTAAAGATTCTTTAAATGAAAAGAAAGAATTTAAATGTCCTGTTTGTGGGGTAATGTGGGGTGCATGGGCTGCAGATGTTGATCACGAACCACCTTTAGGGGGCCTACAAAGTTGGAAAGACATTAAAGATTATATCCAACGCTTATTTTGGGGGCCGCAACGCCCTATGTGCAAACCATGTCATAAAGGAAAAACAGCAAAACAAAGGAAAAAGAAATGAGCGATGGTGGTGCTTCTCCAAAAATAAAAATCGAGCCTATAGGATCAGTTTGTGTCAGCTGTCATAGAATAATTTATCCAAATGAATTGTATGGATATAACGGAATGTGCAGCCAATGTTGCGAATTAGAAGGCCACGGAGAACATAATGGAGGATAGTCAGCCATGATTCTATCAAGCTATGGCAAAATTTATTCGCTAGGGCATAGATACCTTGAGAATTTATTTTCATCGGATGTATTAGTGGAGGAGAAAGTCGATGGATCACAATTTAGTTTTTGTAGACGAGGTGACCAATTATCCTTTCGATCAAGAGGAGCCCAAATATATCCTGAAACGGCTGATAAGTTATTCAAAGTGGCCGTGGATTATATATGTTCGATCAAGGACAGGTTGGAGGAAGGTTACACCTATCGAGGCGAAGTGTTACATGCTCCTCGACATAATACGCTCACTTATGCGCGAGTTCCTAAACATAATGTGGTAATTTTTGACATTGAGACGGCGGAAGGGCAACATTTCATGGCCCCAGAAGGCAAAGCCATCGAAGCAATGAAGTTGGACCTGGAAGTAGTACCGGTCTTTTATCAGGGGCCTATAACAGATGCGCAGGGTTTGAAAAGCCTTTTGGAAGAGGATTCTTTTCTAGGAGGGTGTAAACTTGAGGGTATTGTCATCAAGAATTATAATCAGTTTGGAAAAGATGGGAAAGCGTTGATGGGGAAGTATGTGAATGAATCCTTCAAGGAAAAACATAATAAGGAATGGAAAAAAGGTAATCCGTCTAAGGGTGATGTGATTGAATCCTTAGTACAGGAATACAAAACCACAGCAAGATGGGAAAAAAGCATCATGCACGCTCGCGAAGAAGGCCGATTACAAGATGCACCGAACGATATAGGTATGTTAATGAAAGATATACAAGAAGATATAAAGGCAGAATGTTCTGTCGAGATTAAAGAGCGGTTATTCGAATATATACTGCCTAAAATACTGCGGGGAGCGACGGCTGGTTTTGCAGAGTTTTACAAGAACAAATTAGTAGAGAAGCAATTTGCCAAAGAGGTATAAAAATGATTGAAAAACCACGCGTACTATCATACGATATCGAGGCCACGAACCTGTCTGCATCAATGGGTTATGTCCTCGCTATTGGCTATAAATGGCTAGACGAAGAAAAAGTGACTGTCCTTTCCATTGCCGATTACCCCGGCAAGAAGCCTACAGATGATGGTCCGCTATTGGAAGCGTTTCGGAAAGTGCATGATTCAGCCGATATAGTTATTTTTCATTTCGGTGAATACTACGACCAGCCTTTTTTAAACACCCGTCTATTGATTCATAAACGACCCCCTTTAGCAAAAGTGGCCATCGTAGACACTTGGCGTATCGCTCGTAAGCGTTTAAAGTTCCATTCGAACAGATTGGATGCCGTTGCAAAGGCCCTCGGATGTCCGTTTGTTAAAACAGCCCTAAATGGTAATATGTGGATTGATGCAAGCGCAGGTGATAAAAAAGCCCTAAAGTATATTGTTCACCACTGTAAAATGGACGTATTGGTCCTAGAATGGTGCTACAATAGAATTAAATGCATGTGGGATAATCATCCTGCCGTTTATGGCCGAGAGAATTGCGTAAGTTGCGGCGGGTTAAAGTTTAGGAGTTTAGGTAGGCGTGTTTGCGCCAAAAACATATATCGTCGGCTTGTCTGCAAAAAGTGCGGTTTAGCAACGAAAGGAGAAATTATCCAATGAAGAAATTAACACTTTTTGCACTGGTATCTGTCTTTCTTACCTCGTATATAGGCACACGGGCGTATATTTCTCGACTACCCGCTGAGAGATATACCACGGTCGTGTCTAAAGTTCTCCCGACTACCGTGACAATATATGTGAGGGTTAGCCGGATTGATCCTAAGACGAAAAAGAAAGAGTTTGGTACAATTAGTGGGTCTGGGGTGTTTATCTCCCCTACAGGTCACATTCTTACTTGCGCTCATTTGTTTTGGGTGGGCCAAGCTGAGAGCCTAAGCGTAGAAACCGTAAACGGATGGGTTCTTCCGGCAGAGCTTCTTTATAAAGAGGACGGGCGGGACTTGTCCTTGCTTAAGGTGGAATACATTCCTTCGCCATATGCCCGTATTGTGAAACCAGGGGGGTATCAAGTGGGGCAAGAGGTCATAGCTATTGGGTCGCCACTTGGTTTGAATAGCACCGTAACAACCGGTGTTATTAGTGCAATAGGTCGGGATGTTATCCGCTACGATCAAATCCAAATGTCTGCTCCCATCAACCCCGGTAATTCGGGCGGCCCCTTGTTCAATCTTACCGGGGAAGTCGTAGGAATCAATACGAACATAATTACCACGGACATTCTTTTCGCCACTTGGTCAGGTTTGGGTTTTTCTGTCTCTGCTTCAGAAATCAATAAATTTCTTTGGAAGTTTCACGGTATCGAAAAAGCCTTGCGGAGGTAATTATGGATGATGCTGAGAAGACGTTGGATGCAGTTTGGATCATTGATTCGGAGACAGGAGAAGAGCTGCTTATAAATAGACAGACCAATGAAGTTCTTGCTCGGCGGGATAGGGAGGGAATAAAGCCATGAATGATGAAGACTTCTCTCATACGGTAGATTGGCAAGATGGGTATGATGAAGGCTATCAAATCGCGGAAGGCGAGTACCAAACGGTTATTCAGGACCTAGAACAGGAAATTGTTATGCTCCAAGATAGAGTCCAGAAGCTTATGCAATCTTTATGCAAAACGAACCAGTAGACTTTTGTAAATGGATGGCCGAGATAGAGCAAGATCCGTCAAAGAAGGCCCCTACCATGACCGTTCGCCAATTCCTGCAGCTAAGGGACCATGTCATGGGTTGTGACAGTTGCTTTATGAGAATGAATCATGTGTTGTCTAGGGCACCTCGGGAGACCTTCCCTAAAAGGAGTGAAAACTAATGAAGAAATTCTGCGTGTTGTATAATACAACAACTTCCTATGATACGGTGGTAGTAGCTGAAAACGAGAAGGAAGCCAGAGTTAAGGTGAAAGAAGTTATAGGCGAACCTGTGAATATAGAAAGCGTATGGGAGATTGGAATGGAAACTCAGAAAGAAATGATTCGAGAAGCGATGGAAGCGATCGCGGCTCGAAAACCAGGACGTAGCAAGCTTGTGTATGACAAGCAGAGACGAACAATAGTCGCGGTTTCAGATACGGATCAGACCGGACAAGGCCTCAATATTTCCGCGGAAGACGCAGATAGGTTTTTTCGATGATCACAATTACTGCGGAATTCCTAGATAGCAGGTGGAGTGATATTGAGTCGGGCCCCTATTCTTTTTCTTGTGGATGGTGGGGCAATGAAACGAATTGCATTGAATGGCAAGTCTAAATGTTTAGGGTATTTTAATACAGAACAAAAAGCACATCAGGCTTATATGGAGGCTTGCTTATGAGAGTTCCAATTATTCTTTTAGCATGTATTTTAGGACCGGTGCGAGTAGAATACGATCAAAATCAAGTAGTTATTTCACATTTACAAAAATATTCTCGATGTGGTTTTCTTATAACTTACCCGTTTTGCGTTCACTTTTGGTTATTCTGGCGCAAGCAACAACAAGACATAAATGGTGGATGGATACCAGGGACGGAACAAGGCATTTATATGAGGACACCGGGATGGCGGTATACTGCTGGTGAGGGAATGACCTGGACTAATGGATATATCGGTGGAGTTTGGGATTAATAATGAAAAAGAAATTCGAGTTGGACTATCACGAGGGTTTGTCCGCAAACCAAGTTAAAGTTATTTTACATGAGCTTGGATTGGAATATTCATCTTTTGAAAAGTGGCTTTACGGTCAAACTTGCCCGGTAATTAGTAGATACAGAGCCAAGGGTAAATCCGTAGAAACCTTAGGGGTTTATGAGTACGACCTTTTTCGCTGGATCAAAAATAAAACTAGGGGCATACCGCTAATGTGGGATTAAGGAGCCAGACATGGACGAATTAGAACTTTGTTTTAGTTGTAATGGGCCTGTAGAAGTGCATCGTCTACCATTTTGTGAGCCAGAAGAATGGTTCATTAAATGCGATAAGTGTCCCTCCACTTCCACTCTTGCCTATTTACGCCGAGAAGATGCGGTCAAAGAATGGAACACCCGATGGGGATACCAAGAAATTAAACGCCTGCAAGCGACCATAGGCGAAATGAAGAAAATAGGACTAGACGCTTATAACAGACTAACCGAAGATGAACGAACCCTCAAGCATAGATTCGAGCAACTTTTCAACGCCTTTGTGAAAATGAAGCTGGAAAATTCAGGATCATGGGGCAACCTCAGTAAAGAAGACCAACGCCAGAAGATTGTCAATGAGATTATGTATGATCTTGGATGGACCAAATAAAAAGCCCCTTCTCAACTTTCGCTGAGAAGGGGCTAATTAAAATTGTGAATCTAAGCTTTAAGTATTTTTTATTGAGACAGCACTAACTTGAACACCACCTGTATCTGCTGTTCCCAAAGTAATTGTCCAATTATTGTTGGCCGTTGCCTGTGGCATAGGAATTGGAAAATAAATGGTTTGCATATTTCCTGTAGTGGCTGTAAGGGCGACAATAAGACGCGTAGTTCCACCAGTAGAGTCTTTTAGTGTAACCGTTGTTGCTGTTGATCCAAGCTGCACGAAAGTAATCGACGATATGTCATTAAATACCCCTGCACCACCCGCTGCGATAAACGTTACTTCCGAAGTTGTTGCAAAGTTCGTACTTGTAACGGTTGTTAGATCTCGCACGTGACCAGAAGTAGTTACAAGCCTTCCTGCCTTGTCCGCCATTAATCCAACAAGATTTCCTGCCGTAGCATTTGTAGGATTGGCCGTAGTCGCTAAGGCCCCTGGAAAGTTAGCCCTTGCTGGAACTGCAGAACCCGTAGCTCCGGTTTCGTCACTACGGACATTTAGATTAGCTGCCGTAGCTTGTGATACCGCCACATTCCCCTGATCGGAAGCTATAACAACAGGAATACTATTGGCAGATGTTTTTGACCCGAGAGTAAGAGAAACCGCGCTAATTTGGTTTAAATTTACCGTGACGGCTTGATCTGAAGCAATAACAACGGGTATCGAACTTGCAGAAAGTTTTGATCCCAGTGATGTATTTACTCCTCCGAACTGAGCAATATTTTCATTCCATGGAGTGGCGTTTGCTGTACCTTGATTAGATGTAACTGTCCCGCTAACTGGTTGGGTAACTGCGCTGCTATCGGTTTTAAGAGCATTGGAAGCTGTTACAGTGGCTGAATTCCCGCCTTGGTTGATCGTGGTTAACCAAGGGGTTGTATTAGCCGTATTGCCCGGTTGAACAGTCCAAGTACCAGATTGAGATACAGGAATCACTGTTTGATCTGAAGATAAAGCAACAGGAATAGACGAGGCCATTACTTTTTGGCCGAGAGTCACTGCGGTGCCACCATACTCCCCAATGTTAACCTTTGCCGCATTAGCGGCGTCTATAAGAAGTTTGTTCAGAGAACCTGCGGTACCGTCAACAAGTTTTATGAGCTGATAATCTTCTAATTGTCCTCCATTGTTGATTTGGTCAGTTGCTACAAGTCTCCCTGAACCTGGAGTGATCGGTATGTCATTGGCCATATTTTTTCCTCTAACTTTGCGTTATAGTTACTGTGACTATGATAGAAACTGCGCTTGTTTTATTAAACGGACCTATAGGCGCGATGCGATTTAACATAGTGCTTGTATTATTTACATTGCCGTTAAATAACCCAAGTTCTTGCCAGTTAAAATTTGCGACGCCAGTACCAAAGGTTGATTTTATTGTAACTACTTCGGCTGAACGAGATGTTCCTGCATCTGCTGTTTGAATAAGAACGTTTGTGGTTCCTTTTAGGCCCGTGTCACCGACAGCGGCTGCAGTTGCATTATCTCCAACACCCACACTTCCTATCGCTGCAGGTGGTCCGTTTAAAGCGAAAAGTCTATCAAGAAGAAGGTCTTTCCCTGCTGTGACAATGAGGTTGTCACCTTCTATGGTCTGAAGAAGTTTTTCTTTCGAATCTCCTTCATAAACGTCCAATTTCCAGTGCCCTTTTGGGCTTTTTAATGTATCTTGAAATTCCATAATATCCTTTAGGTTAGAGGCGTAGTTGTCGTCATAGTTTTAGTAGCAAAAACTGATCCGGCTGAATGAAAAGCCCCCGCGCTATCAAACCAATAACCATTGGTCGATAAAAAATTGGCGTCAGCATTTGCGTCTTGCTGTGTTGCATAATTTTGTTTGTATATTTCCCAACGACCGTTTTGTATTCTTTGAAATTGAACTTCCATTTTTATTTTAAATAGCGACGACAGCATCAATGGCCCACGCATCTATTTGCAACATCGTAGTAGGAGTAGCAACAACCGCCGCTGAATAACTTCCCACCAGTTGAAGATTATTAAGTTGCGTTACTGTTAATGAACTAATATTAAAAGTGAAAGAAGTAGCTTCCGAAGAAAAATCAACGCCTGGCCACCCAATCGTCGTTGTAGGGGGACTGTCCCAAATATGCTGATTAAAACCACCGGTGGAATTGGCGCTTATGAACAAAGTATCGGCTAAGGCTAAAGTTACTCCCGGCACCTTAAAGAAGACCCGAATAAGGGCTGAAATGACCGTACTTCCGGGCCAATTCATGCTGCCAGTCGTTAGAGTTACAGGATTTGTAAGATCGCCAAGGGCGTTATTCGTTTTAACATTACAAAATGCCCCATCATTCTGTCCGTTTGCGTTACCTGGATTTGCTAAATTCGCGTCATTTGAAGCGCATCCTGTTGCCCAAGACCTGATATGGAATAAACGACTTTCGCTCGGTGCCGCATTTGAGTCCCCAAAATCCCCGGAAGGGAACGTTAAAGTAGCCGTTTCGCTAGGAGTTGGGTTTGTTTCCGCTTGAGATAAAGCTATGGCAAAGGTCGAGGCATCAGTTGGAGTATTATTAGAATCGTTTGCCTGAATGTTTAGTGTGAAACTATCAGTGAGTCCTGCACCACTTTTAATGATAACCGTCTGTGATGGAAAAAGCTTAAGGCCCATTAAAACCAACCCGTGACACAAATCTGAGAGGTACCGGCGCTTCGTAGATGAATAGTAGTTGTTGTGTAGGGGAAGAAATCAGAAGTAGGAAGATTAGCTACAGGGGCCACACCGACCCAGTCGCTATTTGCGTCAGTGTTTGATGCAATAGCACCGTTTTTCACAAGAACTACATTGGATACATCGAAGTTTTTAACCCGAATAAGGCGAACTGGTTGAGAAAAGGTAATTGTTGTATCCGTAGATGCTACAAGACTCTGTTCAAACGATTGAAAAGATGTGAACTCTGTAGATACTTCAGAAACAACTACCGCACCAGCGGAAGTAACAGATGCTTTATTTGCCCCTGCTGGATCAACTATTGTTGTCGTAAAGCCCATAATTATGGTCCTAGTCTTGTAATAGCCAAAAGAAGCCCAAGAGGTGTACCTGTTTGAGTAGGCTGGTTTGTTTCTGTAGCGGTTTGTTCAAACCAGTACATAGTAAAGCTAGTTGTTTGGGCATTTGCATAAACGGTATCAAGCCCAATCGTTGCTCCTTGCTCCAAGATCAAAGTGGTTGCATCTATTTTGCTGTTTTCTCCACCAATATGAATAAGCGATGTATTTTGTTCGCCACCAGTAAAACCAGACGAAGAAACATCCCAAGAAAAACTTATAATAGAAAGATCCGTATCACCCGCCGCGTCTATTAAAAGGTTTTGTGCGATGGGCTTATTTGCTAACTTTGGTAGTGGTGTTTGCGGATCAATATAAAGTTTTGTTGTTTGAAGGCCAAGAGAATCGTCTGCATTGACGATGGAGTAAATATTAATATTTACTCCGCTTGCATAAGGATTTTGAATCAGAATACGGCGATGTTGATTAGCCGTAATAGATACAAGACCCGTTGTTATAGTATAGCTAATACCCGCAGCAGCTTGTTGAAGAAAACCGCTACTACCAGGGTTGGTTGTGGTGACTAAGATTGGTGTGACATTTGGCATTTAGGTATACAGTATTAAAAGATCAAGACCATTTGGCATAATTTCCACAATAGTGCATGGATAATTAGCGTCTATCCATGCTTGAAGCGTTGCAGTATCGGATGCACTCGTCAATTTGACATGCGCAACATGATAAGGATCAGCCATGATTAAAAGTCTGAAACTTGAACTGAAGAAGCACCGGCAGATTTAATAGCGGATACAACACCGGTATAACCAGAAATATCCAGCTCCATATTTGCAGTAAGACGCCAGGTATAATTGGTGGCTGTAGCGCCTGCTCCGGCCAAAACAAATAGGATCCCCGATTCATTAAAAATAACGGCTTGTTGACGAGCTGGACGCGCTGCAAGAAGAGTGGCAACCGTAGTACTTACAGCTACTCGCGTTACTGTTGCTGAAGAAACGCTACCAGGAGAAACAGGAAGAGGGGTACCACCGGTGATACCTTGAACAGAAAATACGTCTGCACCCGGAGTACCGGCAACACCAGATCCAGTTACAGGAAGAGTTGTATTATCAATTAAAACTTCATTTGTAGACACGGACATAATTTCACCATCCTAATGTTCTATTATCCCATGCAATATTAGCTTGAAATTGTTCACGGGTTTTTCTACTTAAATTATTAAAAGAGGTTCTTGCCACTTGCCAAACAGTTGCACTAGTAGGGCTACCTGCTGGAGCTATTCCTTTATAGGTAAATCCGTTAACGTAAGATGCTGGTATATCCCATCGTACTTCTTCGGTCGATAAAACGTAATCGAGTTGTAGTCTCGTAAAAGCGTCTAAAGATGCAATTGATGTAACATTGCCCGTTACAAGTATTGGTGTTATATTTGGCATATATAGCTTCCTCTAGCTATAACTGTTCTACTAAGATCGTGCTCCTTACTATATGTGAATTAACTAAATCCGATGTCGTCACTTGCACTGTAAGGACATCCCCGTTCATGATATCGTAAGGGGACGAATGAAAGTCAAGAAAAAGAGTTTGAACAGCCCCGTTAATTCTTCCACCGCCAATCACTGTAACATTCCTAGTCACTGTTACATCACAATCTATCTCGCTCCAAATATACAGCCCTTTAAAACGATAGGCAGCTCTATTGAAATTAGTTCCAGCAGGAGGCACAGGGCCATTAACACTATTGACGACCGTAGGAGTGTTACCTGGGACAGAAATGGAATTATAAACATTATTCATTTTTCCTCATGGACTACATCGACCGCAGTTACACAGGTCTGGTTTGTCCTTGTCTAAAAGAACAGACGGTTTAACGGCTTTTGACCGCCATGTAAATGTCGCTTTACATTCATCGCAATGCGCTATAAAAACTTGTATATGGTTTCGTCTACCTAGTATCGCCCGACAAACCGGACAAACCATTGATTCATTGGATTCTTGTAGGTTCCACACATCATACTCTGTTTTACCGATGAGGCATGGCTGCGCTAATAATAATGGCCGCTACGCTCCCTATAAAAGAATGGAGTTTAGATTGGGCTTTATGTCTAGCAACAAGTACAGCAACATCCGTTTTAACTGTTGGTAGGTCTTCAGTGCGCACCCTATCCACCTTGTCTTCGAGCCTATCGAATCTTGCCAATAACTGCTCTAACTGAGTCGAGTCCATGTGTTTATCCTTGTTTTTGTCTTGCAAATTGCGCCGGGAGGTTTTTTGAGGAGACGGATATTAACCCGGCAATCGAACCGCCTAACCTTGAATTTATGCTTTCGGTTTTGATGTGTTTCTGGAGCCGAACCACCAAAGGACCACGGATGTGGTCAAATAAAGAATCGTATTGACGAGTCTTTCAAGAAGTCCAAAGGAATCCATAGAATTATTTGCTAGGAGGCTTCTAGTTTGGTGATAGATCAAAGTGGTAATGGCGCAAAGATAGACAGTGAGACCGGGGCGAATTATAGCCCTAAAAGCATCAAGAAAGACGAGAATCCAGTTCTGAGCATGGGTCAGGAGCGATTTTTCTGAATACTGGACTGGCTCTGTTTTGTAGGACTCTGCTAGAGCTTCTGCATCAGCTTTATCAGTTTCGCCTTGGGTTGTAATCTGCGCTATTTGAGTACGAGAGGCCCATTCTTGGGCTTGCATTTGTATATCAAGTTTTCGTTGCTCTAGTTCATTCAACCCTTTCTGTTTTTCTAGATCAATTTCTAACTGCTTCGTTTTATATTGGTAAATGGATTGTAAAGCAGTTCCAATAAGACCAGTGATGCCGCCGCCAAAAATAGAAGTTACCATATCGAGAACATTCATCGTATTTCCAGTAAAAATGGTTCTTTGTTGAAGGTTGAATTAAACAACCGTACTGCTGACGTAGACAAAAGTATGGCAGGTTTTCCGTCCATGGTTCCTCGCTTCTCCCCAAGAGCCACACATCCTAAAACTTGGCTTGTAAAATTAGCCGAGTGTATTCGAATGCCGGATCTTTTTGGGACTCCTGTAATCTCATAAGTAAACTTTTTAAGCCGGGGGGATAAGGACCATATGCATTTATATGTACCAATTGGAATACACGAAACATTATTCTGATTGTCTTCCCATGGCCGTTCTATAGTAAACCACTGTTGAAGCCCTGTAGTTATCAGGCCGAAAGTTCCAAGTTTACCAGACATTTGTCGTATGAGAGTGGCTCGTTTCATTTCGATTGGTTTTTCTTTAAGTAATCGTGCAAATGAGTTGGACTTTTGTACTTAGGTAGCTTTTTCTTGGGGGTTTCCTTTTCCCATCTTTTTGCAATATCTGGATGAACGGCCCATAAAAACTTTCTTTGTTGTTGGCTTTGTATCGGCATTATGGTTGTCCGTTTGTTTGCACGTGATCCACAAGAGTCTGATATTCCGGGTTACTCGTCGCTAAAACAAAGTGAGTAGCAGCAAGTTGGTTTCCCCCGACCTTCGCAGCTTTTACCAGAATAGGGCCGAATTTATCGACTATCGGTTTTAAAGCCGTATTACCATAGGATTCTGACGCGCTCATATACATGTCCAAAATCCCTTTAGCGACTTGTCCGCCATTCACAGCCCCACCCGCTGCGTGTCCGAGACCCGCTCCTGCTATTCCGCCTAAAGGAAGGCCGGTCGTTCTACCAATTGCATATCCCAAAGAAGGAAGAAGAGCCCGCATACCAAGTCCTGTACCAGGTTCATCGAAGTTCTCTTTGGTTTGGGCCTTTTCTATCATGTCTTTTAAATCTTGTCCCGTCGCATTTTTAATTCGGTCAAGGATTCCTTCTCCCTGGGGTTTACCTTCTTTTAAAACGTTCCCGATCTTAGTAGACGTAGTATCAGTTGGAGCTAAATCACCTTCTTCGTTTAATTTAAGGCCAAAATGAGTCTGGGCATCCTTAGATAATTTCACCAGGTCGGAAGAAGGGGCTATTTGTTCGGCATAAGCGGGATTAGAAGATCGAAGGATATCGTTAAGTTGCCCGCTTAAGTCTTTTAAGGCCCCTTGTTTCGCCCCCGCTTCTGGGTTCCCAAAGGTCGAGTCTTTCGTAGCTTTTTGTAAATCGTCAATTACTCCTCTTAGAAGGGTCTCATCTACTTGTCCGCCGTTTTGTTGAGCCATTCCATGAATCCTAATAAATTCTTTCTCTAAGGCGTCAACGGCTGGTTGCATCCCGGTTTTTATTTCACCGTTTCTATAATACTTATCAGCCGCAGCTTGGAATACATCCGCTACTTTACCAAGGGTAATCTGGTTTTCACCCGGCTGTAATAATGATCTTGCTTGTTCACTTAACCCGCCAGAGGCTTTTCCGATATCTGTGACGGCACCTGTTACTTGTTCGGCAAGTTGGGATCGACTTAAAGCCTCTTGGACGGCTTTTGGGTTGCTTAAATAACTTTTAATATCATCCAAAGTAGTATTTTTGCCCATAGAGGCGACAACACGTTGGGCACCTTCAGGAACGGCTTCTAAGGCCTTTCCAGCGGCTCCAAGAACCCCACCAGTCACTCCACCAGTAATGGCCCCTTTAGCCACTTCTGGGAGCATTTCTGAAGGTTTATTGGCCACATCTGCGCCTGAAAGGGCACCAATACCAGCGCCAGTAGCGGCAGCACCTAAAATACCTCCGCCAAGTACCTCAGGAGCAGCCAAACCCGTTCCAACCATTCCAGCTACTTTACCGGCCCCATAAGCGACGGGGTGGGCTTGCCATCCCGTCTCTTTACCTTTTTCCCATTCTCCATGAACTTGTTCGTATGTTTTTGGGGTGACAGCCGATTCAATACCGGAAAGGGCCGTTTCTAGTCCCGGAACCCCAGAAACCGCCCCATAACCTGCTGATTTAAGAACCCCAGGTTGTTCAGGTTGTACCATGTCATTATATTCGGGATACTTTGCAAGCACTTTTTGCGCTAGCTCTGTATCATCTATATCATGATATTCAGGGTATTTCTGCTTTACGTGTTGACCAAATTCTGCTGGTGTCATTATCGAAGTCCTAGACGATCATTTTCTCCCACTTTATTAACGGGTTGTTCATTCTGATGAGTTGCTTCCGCAAAACTAAGCCCACGTCCTGTTTTAATGATGGGTTGCCATCTTTCGTCTTCTAAACCGGAAGGCTTAATTAGATGTGAATTCATATACCCTTGATGAAAAGCGTCGGCTTGTTTTCCCATGCTTTGAGCCATATTCATAAGACTATTGGTAATGTCTTGAGTCGTTGCAGGGGCTTGTTGACCCGTAACAAAGGTATAGGCTTGATCGAGTTTGCCTTTCGCAGTGGCTTGTCGAATATTATGAAGGACTTCTTCACCGGGGGCCGCACCAGTTCGAGCTTTATAAATTTGACCGAGGATATCTGTATAATCGACAGGATTCATTCCTTTACCACTAGCTTGGATTTCTTTAAGCCGGTTAACTGCAACAGCCGCAGCATCACGTTGTTCCTCTGCTCTTGCGAGGCTCTTATCACCGCGAAGATTGGCTACCATTTGTTTTGCGCCTTGCTCAAGTTTGTCTTGCTGTTGATCTTGGCGTAGGCCAATATTCATATCTTTATAAGACTGGGACATAGCCATTTGAGCCTTACGGGAATCTTCAGATGCCTTTGCTTTCATCATTGTATCAATGAGAGGAAGTTTATCTCCTATATCTTTGGCTGACATATTCTGAAAATTAGGGTCTTTTGAGAGACCAGGGGCAATTTGCAGCACCATATCCCGATAGCTTTTCGATACGTCAGAAGCGGGATCATTGTGTAGTTTTTCTTCGAATAGTCCTTTGCTTTCTTCAAAATTCTTTTTCGCTTGCTCGACAAGTTTGTCCTGGGTATCAGTTGGCACCTTCATATTAAAAGCAGCTAAGCCTTGTCCTATTGCATCACCGACCCCACCGATAACTTGCGGAACAACTGCCCGCTTTCTTGCCTCTGTAGCCTGTGCCAGCATGGCGTTACGAGCTTCATTATCATTAGGGGCGGATGTTTCTAGTGACGGAACTGGCGGTGTTGGAGGCGTGGCAACTGGAGTTGCAACCGGCTTAGCGGCGGGAGAAGTAGCCGTTGGAGGCGGAGACATGGGAGGAGCAGGAGGTGGGGTCTGAGAAACTGGTTCTTTTGCTGGGGGAAAGGCGGGAGGGGACTGGAAAGGAATAGACTCAGGTCTTCCATTTTGAGTAACCGTATTATCGGAAACATGAACATCATAATCAGAAGGATTACTCATAAACGGTTTAGCGACGTCCGCCGCATTTGGATGCTGGCTTAGCTCGCTTGCCTTTGCTTGTATTTCATCATCCGAATGATCTGGATTTGCCCCTCGTAGGAGGGCGGAGAATATAGATTTAAGGTCGGCCATTAGATTTTACCCCCTTCAAGGCGTGAAACCCTCTGATGAAGATTTGATAAAGCCTGCACTTCCGGTGGTACGTGAGGCGGGGCCGCTAGTTTCTTGGGTGGCTTCATTTTCTTCATAAATTGCGAAAATTGGGTTGTATCATTTGTTGCAGCTAAAGGAACGGGGTTAGTAGTGGTGTCTTTAATTGTGTTCCTCATAGGATTGGTGTCTGCCACACGTGGGATAGCCATAGGTACCTGACCGCCTACAGCCATGCGGGGCTTTTGATGAGGATCAAACTTCGACATGAAATTATGAAACTCATCATCGTCGCTAGTTGCCGAACGCGGTATGACCACTTCTCCAGGGCTGAGTTTTGCATCAACCGTATCGTTTTTAGGAGAATCCCCTTGTACTTTAGCCTTTCCGGGAACATGTCCACCTTTTCTGAAATCCTTTTGCGGGGCAACCTTTCCTCCGCCCATATAGCAGTCTGGATGATGGGTGGCCTTGCCACCATAGGCATAACAATGAACATGTCCGCCAGCGGCCATATGATTGGGATGCTCGGGATCGGATACGTCTCCGCCATCTGCGTATCCAGGAAGTTGATCCTCGTTGGTAGGGGCATAGGATGGCGGGGCATGAGGAGTTGTGGCATTAGCAGCCATAGCACCTGCTGGTCCGGCGAAATAGGCACCGGCTCCTTTTGCCGCTAAATCAAAAGCCCCTTTCTCCAGGCCCGCGCTTGCGTTACGCTCTTCTTCAGATCGTTTCTGAGCGTCAGCCGCCCATTGAGTATCAATCCCTGCTTTTCCTTGGGCTTTCCTCATTTCGTCTTCATAAACTTGTTGGTTCATCTGTGCGTTACGTTCACGCTTCGCATTTTCTGTAGCGGTATTCGCATTTGCGATGGCCTGAGCATTCGATAGATTAGCGGCTTCGGCGGCATTTTTAGATTGCACATTATATAAATTTGTTTGGTTAAGGGCTTGCTTATTGAAGACATCAATGGCGTTTTGGGCCTGTGCGCCCGTAGCCTTTTCTCCAAACTCCTGCCCACGAATCTGGCTACCAAGACTTCCTGCAGCTTGCATTGCCTGAAGGGCGCGTTGTTCGGCATTTGCAGCGACGTCCGTCCCTGCACGAGAAGCCCTATTCGCGGCTCCTTGTTCCCCAATTAACTGGTTGACAGTTGTAAGATCGCTTCCCCCAGTTCCTCGTTGTTGTGCCTGTTGCATGATGGAGGCATTCTGAGACTTATTCTCTTGTTCAAGCCGATCCGTTATATCCTGCATCCGTGCTTTATCAATGGCGGTCATTCCACCTTGGTCTGCAACGGATTGGAGCTTCAAAAGGGCTTGTTTTTGGGCCGCAGTATTTGTAGGGTCAGTAGTTACGGCATTAAAGGCGTTTGAACTAAGTAGAGATGCTTCTGCTTGAGCAGGAGTAAGCTTCCCCGCATTGACGTATTTGGTTAGCTCAACCTGAAGAGCAGAAAGTTCAGGAGTTTTTACGGAATTAAAGGCGTCTAAGGCTTGTTGCCTTAAACGATCCGCTTGATCTGATTCTGAGGTACCAAAAAGTTGACTAAAAAGACCCATAGTTTTTTCCTTACCTTTGCGAAGCTAAAACTTGTTTTTGTAAATTTTGCATGGCTAAATATTTCTCTAAGTCAGATTTGTATTGGGGATTTTGTTCGTACAGAGGGTTGCTAATATTTGGATTTGTAGACTTCGCGGGAATCGTCTTAAGAATACCCTCATACTCTCCCCGAGTCATTCCTGCTTGCGCTAAATCTGAATCCGTTGGATTGGGAGGGAGCCGGGAAAGAAAATTAGATCCCACATTATCAGTAGCATTTGCTCCAGTTGTCTTAATAGTTTGTTGTTCTTGTTCCAATTGCTTGCCGAAATCTGCGAGGCCTTTATTAAAATCTCCTCTAGTCTGTGCTTGAGTTTGAGCCGCATTAACTTTGGCCTGCGGAATGGCTGCGTTAACGTCTTGAGATTGCTTCGTTAGATAATCCTGCATTGTTCCGAATTGTTTCTGTTGCTCTTGTAGTTTGGGATACCAAGAGGAATTTTGTAAGATGGCTTGATCCAAGCCCTTATTCCCTTGACCATATACATTAAATTGGTCTTGGAGAAGCTGTTGTTGCCCGCCAGTCGTTGCAAGTTCTTGCGCCTTTGTATTAGCCTCACTTGCGGCAGTGGCGGCAGGTGTATATCTCGCGGAAGTTTCGAAAGACTGCGGTCCGGTATATGTAGAATTCCATTGCTTTAAATAGTCTTGCAACTGGCCAGCATTACCGGTTATTGCGGCGGGAGTTGTGGTTGCAGCATTAGAAAGAGCCGGATTATACGTAGGAGTACCAGCTGTTACGTCGCTTTTTGATTGCTGCCCCGCCGTGTCAATGGCGCTTTTTTCGCCCGTGTAAGAAGTATCAAGTCCTTGAACTACTTTAGAACCAAGACCTTCACCTTGCTGTTTATTTGCGCCGAGATAGTCTTGTACTGAAGCGAATTGTTGATTAGGCTGGTTTGATTGAACCGGACTTATGGTGGAAGGATTACCACCGGTACCAGTATGGCCGTTAGGGGTCGCGCCAACTCCTCCGCCCGCTCCTACAGAAACGTCTGTCGGTTGTGGATTTGTGCGCCCGTATGGGTCTCTAGGATCTTCGTTTTCAAGCCACATTTTATATTACCACCGTAACTATATTGTATTGTATACCGTTTGTTAAGCCCTGAATTCCTTGCACCTGTATACTTCCCCCGATTAAAGTCCAACTAGGAACCGGATAAATTGTGGGGGTACTTCCGTCTGTTCTAGTCACATGCATAGTAAGCTGAATTGGTTGCCGAGTATATGGCCAAAGGAAAGAAAAAGTATTTAAGTCTTGAGAAGCTCCTGCAACAAAAGTTCTTTGGTTGATCGCTCCGGAAAAGTTATCTTGGATTGTCAAATTATTTGTTAAAGCCCCTATAACCGTGGTCATAAATAACTGTAGGGGATAAAGAAGTTTCGAAATCCAAGCTGGAGCTTCTGGAAAGTCCTGTCTTTGCAACTGTTGAACTACCGGGATGCGTGCCATGATTAATGGAACTTCTGAGAGCTTGATTGGTAAAAAAGAATAAAACCATCAAAAGCAAAATTGGTAAGGGCATCTGAATAGTTAATCACCATGTTCAACCAGTGACCCCTTCTTTGGTTTAAAGGCACCCATCCACGAATTACTTGGGCTTGTGGTACTCCGCCACCCCACGGAAACAGCCCCCATTGTCCACTACCCCATCCACTTGAATTTGCTGTCTTCGGCACGAGAGTGGCGCTATCTATATTATCATAGAAATCGGTGAAAAAGCCAAGTTTGAAAGAAGTAAAATCTGCGTTAGAGAAAATTGAATGGCATTCTTTGAAATGCTTAACCAAGCCTGGATTACCGGCGTGTTCTGGTACAAACTGCAGGGAAATGGCTATCGGGGTATAAACAAGAGCCGCGCCTGCTGTCCAAGCTAGGTTATCTGTAACTGTCAAATGGGTACTATCGGGAATGGCCGTAATAATGGACTTTCTGTCCGCTTGTTGGAGCTTCCACCCAACTTGTAGACCAGCGGTGCTGTTTACAACAACGCTTAATCCACTTGAGCTGCTGATTGTAACAGGATAGGAGTTGTCTCCGAAGTCTGCAGAAGTGTAGTTCTTTCGTTCCTGGTAAAGAAACCTTGAACCAGCATCCGCAGAACCAAAATACAATTTATTATCTGTTGGATTAACGAAACCTGTATTAAAGAGGAAAGGGTATTGCCAATTGGTCCAATTGTCTGTCAGATAATTGTATACATAATACTGACTGGCAATGGTGTCGGTTGTGTTAGAAACGGTGCCAAAAATGTAGGAGTTTTCAGACTCGTAGGCTATACCGTAGCTCGCCGTATCAAAATTAGGGTAAAGAGGGGAAGCAAGTATAAGAAGCTCTGCTTTGACCGGTAAGGCCTTCAAAACGGCCCCCTCACTGAACGTCATCGAGCATATTGTCGGATTGGAGAAAAAATAAACCTTGTTATTCAAAACAACGGCAGTTTCTATACCGCGAAGAATCATTGTCACATCAACTTCTTGCACAGCAAATGAACCGATATCCGATCCTACAATTTGATAAACACCATCTTGCTTGAATATGAGAATGTAATCACGCAGGGCGAGAATACGAAGGATGCTTTTGTCCGCTGATCCTGCGCGTAGAACTTGTCCAAGGGGAAAGGCTTCTGGTTGTTGGAATTTAGAAACACTAATTCCATTCGGTAAATTATTGGTAGAAGATGTGGCTGTGGTCGTACCTATATCAGGTACAAACGCACCCGCTCTAGAAGAAGCACTGGTAAACGAACCAGCTCCAATTCCTCGTTCTTGGAGAGTGATTTTTCCCGGAAGATCGGCGTAACCAGAAGAATAGTAGGCGTAAATTGAGGTATTGGACGCGCTCCTATTAATCACCCGGACCAGACTATTTGAGGTATTGGTTATGTTCTGGGAAGGAGTTCCAGCCGTAAAAATTTGAAATTGGTTTGTAGCTATATTCTCAGTGGCCTGACCAGTATAGGTCGTTCCTGAAAGTGTAACTGTATCGCCATTAACAAGACCAGCCCCTCCCACAGAAACCAAGGTTAATAATTGGGTTTGTTTGGATGTGGTGTTGGCGACAAAAGTGAATCCTTTGAAAACCGTCGTATCTGTGCCAATAGGAGATTGATAATTAGCCTGGGCAATTCCTTGCTGACTAGAAGCGGTGTAAATAAACGGCCCTTTTAGGGAATCATTTATAGAGTCCGTAAGGGTTATAGTTCCAGCAGATAGCTGACCAGAAGTAGGATTGCCAGTAAAAACCAAGGCACATTCATCATTAGGTTCCGTGTTTAGATCGACAGACATAGGGCTTCGATAAATTTGGTATTGCCAAGTGGTATCCATCCCGGACGGCAAAGTGAACGTTAGGGATACATTTGTCGCCCCACCTGAATTATTTGAAACCACTATTCGTTGAGAAGGTGCGCCAAGGATTAAATTGCTGTTTGCATCTGTGTACCCGAATAAAATCCTATAAGCGACTTGTGTGTTATTGGTAAACCAGCCGGAACCTGTGGTTGTTCCACTTCCGTCCAATCCAGCCGGGGCACCTGAACTCTTTATAGCGTTGGTTATCAGGTCTAGTTTTTTTACACCAGTACTAGTTAGAAAATAGATGTTTTTATTTGATTGTATTCCTCGAATGACAAGGGCGTTTGTAGGAGGGGCATAACTACCTGCGTAATCAGTACGGGTCGATAGATCTGAAGAATAGTACGATAGAGTCATACCGTGGTGCATTATAATTTGATTCTGATAGTTGTACAGCTTGTTAACGTTATCCGCAAGCACCGGTCCAACCGGGGCTTCCCCTCTCCTTTGTTCAATGACAAACGGACGGGGCATCACCACATTTAAGGCTTGAGTGAGAGCACCCTGTGGTACGGCTGAAAAATTATTTGGATAGGTGTATTTTCCTCTGGGTTTGACTGAAACAACCTCTTGCTCTTGGAGAGCCTGGTAAGGGTAGTTCGGAGGAAGATATTGTGGGCCAGCGGCCTGTTGATCGGGCATTAAGGATGCCTCTCTCTGAATCTTTTTTGTATCTCTTTAGCGCACTCTTTACATGGAGTAGCGGTCTTATAATGACCGTTCTTGCATATTAATTTACAATAACCATATCCAATCACAGTATTTAAAATACGGTAGATACCTTGATTATGAATGCTTTTCACCAGGACCCCCATAATGTATTGTGAATTGGAAGTTTACGAGGGCTTCCATCAACACGAGGATTAAGGATTTGAAAAAGTTCTTTCTTTTGGGCTTCAGCCATTCCTTGCATTGCCTGGAAAGCAGGGTCTCCCATATACTGCAACATTCGGGCAGCAGTGAGCATTTCTAAGAGGCGATGACACTCCACAGGTATCTGAGGAATAGAAGAGAAATTCGCTTCACTAACCACGTCGCCAACAGCGAGATTAGCAGGAAGGGCATTAGTGAAAGTAAGCACAGCGCCAGAAATATTTGTAATTGCAAGTTGATCCCCCCGGCTATCAAAAGGCGGAAGAGAATTTATAATATCGAACTGAGTAGTATTAGACCAAGTTGTTGGAGCAATGTCAACGGTTATCGTTTGTGCCCCTGGGTTAAAAGAAACAACACTGGCGGCATTACCACTTGCCCCTGTTAAAGCGAGAGTATTTGGGCGACGGAAATACATGAAACGAACGGTCTTATAATTACCAGAACCAAGAAGGTTTCCGAGTACAAGAATGGCGTTGTTATCCTGCATATAGAAACCAAATTGATAGGGAGCATAAGCCCATGCACTTTTCAGGTCTTCTGGATTAATGTACCGGAGTAGGACTTTATTATTGCTTTGGTCTAGAAGCATGATATCCCGAAGTTTAGAACCCGTCGCCCTTTGTGGAATGGCATAAACGGTAGTACCAGAAACAAAGGGAGTATCTGAAGACGTAACAAAATATTCCCCTTTCACAGACTCTATGAATGGGAGAATTATGGCTTGTAACTCTTCAGAAGCAATACGAACGATGTCAGCATCCTGGAATAAGTTTTGATTGGATGCGTTCATAGCCCGTTGTTTAACAGATGTAAGAAGTGCATTCACGCTGTAATCAATCGACATAGTTTACTTTTCCTTTTGAAACTTGACTCTAAGTCGACTTATCGGGTTTCTTTCAAACTCTGACCAACCTTTCTTTTCTTGCTAACTGCGCTTCTGATTTCTTCTGGTAGTTCTTCTTCCAAATCTTCAGAAGTAGATCCATCTGGGTGAGCAGAACCGGCTTTGTTCAAAAGATCGCCAAGTACTTTAGGATTCAAGTCGTGTTGATTCTCTGAATTCTCTGGTTCAGCTTCGTCGAAGGTTTCACCTTTATCGGCAGTGGGATTCTTGACACCTTCGTGTTCTGGATGAATCGGATGGATACGGGCAGCTTCAACACCGTGCATATCATCGACCATCTTGCGAAGAACATCTTTAGCAAGACGGGCATCTTCGTCTCGATCCATAGCAACGGGTCCACCTTTCGCATATTGCTGCAGTGTCGGTTTATAACGTAGGTTCATCTCAGGACGATAATCTGTAATATCTTCCCGACTCGGCAATGCAAAATCAGGTTCAGGAATCCATCCACCTTTGGAATATTGTTTCATTTTAGGAGAACCGGAATCTTTCATTTCAGGTCGATAACCTTCGGTATCATCGGTCACAGGAACTGGACCAACAGGGCCACCCATAGCATATTGCTTTAGAGTCGGTTTATAACGGAGATCCATTTCTGGTTTGTATTCGCTAATATCTTCTTTACTAGAAAGACGACCAGAAGGAGGAGTACCGTCCATTTGAGGGCTATATTCTGCATCCCCCTTTAGATGTTCACCAGTTGGTTCATCATGTTGGTAGTCTTTTTCGCCGTGCTTGTGTCCGTATTCTTCTCTGTCTTTCTTGTCTTTGCTCATTGTTTTCTCCTTAAATTTTCAGTTTGCAAATTGATTATTGGGCTACTTCTGTTAGAACCATAATTTGTGCAGTATTTGACCAACCAAAACTAGCTTGACTCCTCACATTACTTGTCTTTAACTTTATAGAATAAACTGTAGCACTGGTTGTGGCAGGAGAATCATAGTAAACAATACTAACCGGAAAGATAGTTTGCCCATTTACCTGAATAGCGGTAGAAAAACCACTACCAGCCGATAGTTCTAGATTTGTCGCCCCACGAAAAATACTTATGGTTGAGCTATCAGCATTTACTCCTGATGCTACTGCAATATTTCCAGAAACCTGAATAAGAATTTTACTCGTATTAAATTTAGGAGTAATTGTAGCTGTAAGGTTGGTAGTTACGTATGTCGTAGAAGTTGTATCAAATTCTGTGGTAGAAGTTCCTTGAATGATTTGAACAATTGGAAAATTCTGATTTCCTCCTGTCTGGGCCTTCGTATTAGGTATGTTTACATTCTGACTTGTGTCAATCGTAAGAGCCGCAGCAGCATTGTTTGTCGTGAGGGACAAAGCATTATTAGTGTTTGTCTGTATAAAACACGTAGTGCCCGGTAAAAATCGTATAACTGCACTGCTTGTGGAGTCTTGGAAACGAATGTCTGGACCAGGAGCTTGAACATGTAGCGTGACCGCAGGAGCGACACCAATACCAACCCGATGGTTAGTAGAATCTACAATGAAATCCGGTGAATTGATTGTAAAAGCTGTAGTTCCTACCTTGCTAATGGCAATATTGTTCGAAAGAGTCCAAGCACCCGCTACGGTATAAGAATTTGTATCTGAATCCAAAAGAACGTTGGCGGTTGTTACCGCGTTACCTGGATTGGGGAGAGTAATAGCTAAAGCGGCACTTCTAGACGCTTGTGCAGCGATGGCGAGCGTTATGTTCTGCGCGTTTTGAACATATGTGTCACTAACAGCATTTGTAGAGGTGTTGTAAAGAGAGAGACGACCAGCAGTTCCGCTATTTACCGTACCTGTCCCTGAAACGTTTTGAAAGGTGGGAAGGGCACCTGCGCCATTGCTTGTTAAAACTTGGCCACTACTTCCAACACTAGCAATAGATTGAAGAGGATTTGTGGAAGTTGTTCCGCCGCAAATAACAGCGTATGCTGTAGTGGATTGTAAACCTGTTCCACCATTGGCTACAGTGAGAGCGGCTGTAAGGGTAAGAGCGGCAAAAGTAGGGCTTGAAGAGGTAGCAATGCTTTGCGGAGTGGAAAGAGTTATGGTTCCCGCCCCATTTGTTACAATGACTTGACTCGTTGTCCCAGTTAAGGTTGCAGCAACAGGGGCAGCACCAGTAGAACCTACAAGAAGTTGGCCATTCGTTGGAGCTGCTGTTGCGGTTAGAAGACTAGATGTTCCAGAGTAGATGAAAGTATTCGCCGCTAAACCGGTATCCGTTAAACCGGCAAATGTAGGAGTGGCTGCTGTATGAATGTTTTGAGGAAGAGAAAGCATGATACTACCAGCACCGTTGGAAACAATCACTTGGTTCGTAGTACCAGTTATTGTTGATTTAACGGGCAGCGCACCGGTCGAACCAATTAAAAGTTCCCCGTTATTAGCTGAAGCCGTTGAACCAAAAGCCCCGCTTGCGCCAATTGTTAGGAAAGAATTAATAGAAAGAGCAGAAAGAGTTAGGTTTGAAAATATAGGAGTTGCAGCGGCATGGATATTTTGCGGAAGAGACAACGTAATTGAACCCGCACCGGTCGTAACATTTACTTGGTTCGTGGTACCAGTAAGAGTGGCGACGGCTGGGATGGCCCCTGTTGAACCAATTAATAGTTGGCCGTTTGTAGGATTGGAAGTGGAGCCTAAATTACCAGAAGCATCTCCGTAAACGAAACTATTTGGCGTAATGGCGGCGCTTCCACTTGCAATGACGTTTCCATTAAACGTAAGTTTGTCACTGGCATTAATGGCTAGGGCGAGGTTGGCATTGTTCGCGTTGTTTCGCCAACTTACCGTATCGTTTTTTGTTGCCCTAAGCAAACCCGCATTGGCCGCATTAGCAGATATAGAAGTGAAATATCCGCCTAGTAAACCAAAACTAGGTCCAAAATTAACATCAGCGGCAAGGGTAAAACTTCCACCTGATTTTTGCAGACAACCAGCAGCAATCCCGACAAAGAAATTGTCAAGATTGGTTCCCCATCCCGTTTCCGAAGGGGTAGGTATAATGTAATTAACTGAATTTAGTGTAACTAATAAGGACATTTTGAAGCCCCCTACGACTTAATTATGAGATAGCGACTCCAAAGTTTCTGCTAGCGACAGTTCCATCAGTTCCGCCGGTCAGATTGGCCCCACTTACTGAACCATGAGCAGAAATAGCCAAAGTGAAAAGATTCCCAATGGCAGCGGCAGGCATAGCAGTAATGGTAACCACGTTGGTCGCAGAAGAAGCGCGAACGGCGTTAACAATTTTAGCAGAAGTAGAAGCGTTCACAGCAGCAGCAAGATTAGTGGCTGTAACCGTATCGCTCCCACCGACATTAAATTGATTTCCAGTGGCACCAGATGCAACACAAGTAAACACCACACCATTGATAGTGACAGTATCGGTAGCAACCATTGAGGAAATCGTAACGGTTCCCGTAGCTTGTACGCCGTTTGTGAAAACGGTAACATAACCAGCACGTGTACCGGCAAACAATCCTTCGAACTCATCAATGACTTGTTGTGCATCAAAATCATTCGCAGAGGCGTTCACATTCAATAGACTAGCCATTGTTTGTCCACCGTCAGCAAGATTGCAACGGACAGTAAAAATAGACATTTATTTTTCTCCTTTAAATCAAGGCTATTGAAAACCCACTTGGGAAAAACTCTAAGCCGAAGTTTCTTTGAACTAAATTAGACTAATTTAGGTTAGACTGATATTTTTAATTTTGACACAGCGAGCAGGAAGCAAAACAAAGATCTGTTGATTTGTCCAAAGACGAAGTTCATAGGCATTAAACCCAGGAACATATTGGAAGAACTCATCAGAACCCATAACCTGCGGCATGAACTCGATGTCCATTGAGCCAATGCGTTGCAGATGCTCATAAGGAAGAATGAACGCATCCCCTTCTTTGCAGAACAAGGCCGGGGTGATATTCATCGTACCATTTTGAGAGTAGAACGTCAGTTTCGTAGCTCCGTTCTCCATAAGAGTTTTCTTATAGGAACTGTCAAGCATACGAGCACCCGCTTGAGAGGTGATAAGGTTCGCCCATACTTTCGGGTTCACCAACACGTCAACTTCGGTATCCAAACCACGACCAACAGCCGCAGCAACAGCGTTCTGAAGAGACAAGAACGTCAATTTGCCAGCAAGGTTGTCAATCACGTTTGATTTCCATAAGTCATACGTCGCAGCACTGATGTTGAACAGCGTACCAGTATTGGTAAGGATCTGGTCAACTCCGGTCATTTCGTTACCGAAAGCAGAGTTGAAGAACACATCCAACACAGTACCATTGGTCACAACAGCCGTATTAAGGGCGGCGATACCAACAGAGGTACCAGAAACCGTAAGAGCGCGAGTCGTCGGATTAACCGCCGTGATCGTGAATACAGAGTCTGCACCGGACGAAATCAACGTACCGGCATTATAGAACTGGATCTGGGCATTAACCGTCCCGGCCCAAATACCGTCGCTCCAGGTAATTTGAGAGAACGCAATGATTTCATGTGTGGAGTCAACGCTGGAAGAACCGCTTTGCTGGGTCTTTCCGAGCCCACTTCCACCATAAAGAGCGGCAATTTCCACACGTTTGGACATGGAATCGATCATTCTTTTGGTGATGAGCTTCGTAGCAGAAAGAAACGCAGCCCCTGATCCAAGGGATTGGGACAGCGCGTCATAAGCAATTTGAGACACGAGGGTGATCTGAGCAGGTTTAACCTGAGCATCAGGCACGTTCAAGCTGATAGGCCCATTTAGAGCATAGTTACCAGCGTTGTTCGCAGCGTACGTAAAACCGGCTTCATCTGAAAGTATAACGGGAGTATGAACAAATATGTTATCGGCGAGTTCTTTATCTCGCCATCTACCAATTACTCAGTAGTTCGGAGTACATCTTCAAGAAGTTTTGTAACTTCTTGTTGGGTATTCTTGGGAGAATTATTTTCTAAATACTGGAATAGTTTTTTAGCTCGTTCTTTATCTTCCTTAAGTAGACCGAGTGCAGTGTTACAAGAAACACAAAGCAATCCGCGTATCTTTCCAGTTATATGACAATGATCAACATCTAGTTGACGAGATAATAGCTTCTGCGAAACATTACATGCCGCACAACTATAATTTTGCTTTTCAAGTATAGTCTGGTATTCTTCTACAGTTAGTCCGTACAGTCTTCGTAGTTCGTACTTCCGGCTTCTGTTTTGCATCTTCTTTTTACCTTCTGAAGATGCCCACATCGCTTTTGTTCGTTTCGAGTTGCAGGATTTACACCGATAATCATAACCACTCGGTGTAGTACGGTCTTTATTAAATTCCCGTTCTATTTTAAACTCTTTGCAAATCGAACATTGTCTCATTTTAGTTTCATCTCCTACTCTCTACAGTGTCCGAAGGTATTATCCTTCGTCTTACCACGGAATTGCCCCGAAGGGTTTTTCCCGTTTTTACCCAATTTTAAATGCCCATCATTCTAGGCATTACCGACAAGAGTAGCTTTGTCAAACTCGACATTTTTCAACAGGACGCGGGACTCAGGAATTGCATCCTGAATACCACGAGTATTGTATCGTTCTTTAAAGTCTCCGATAATAGACGAGGGAATTGTAGCGGCCATGGTTTTTTAATCTCCTAAATTTTTAATTTGGTTCTAAAGCAGGAACTACAGTAGGGGGATTTGGGTGGGTCTTAAGGTTACACCGTTCCGACATACTTCGAAGACGCCGTCATCCTTTCGGGTAGATTCGGACTTTAAATTGTGCCAGTTTAAGGAGAGCTGGCTTCCTGTTCTAATTTAACGGGATTAGCGATCAACCTAACACCGAGGCGTTTAACCCTCACCCACAGTAGATCTATGCGAAATTTCTGCTCAGTTCTCGTTCCAGCAAGGTTATAACTTGTTCCCATCCGTCTGGGCTGCTGACTTTATCTCGTTTGACAAAATTACCTTTTTCGTCTAGCGTAATCTGGTAGAGTTGAAAACCCCCATCTTTTTCGTCAACTTGATAGGCCACGGAGGGTACGATACGTTTTTTTGGCATGAAGGGTATGATATTTTCCATGATTATCTACCTTCTTTCTCGGCTCTAGCAGCCTGGTCGATGGTCTTCCAGAAATCGTGTGAGTTATTACCCCATTTCTTAGGAGCGGGTTTGCTGTCGCCGTTTCCAACCGCGCCTTTACCATCTTTCAAAGGGTCTTTAATTTTACTTAGAAGATATTTACGAATAACTTCCACGCCTTCCTCACCGATTAGCTGTACCAATTGATCTGCAGAAGCACCTTTTGTTAGGCCAGCCACTTCTGATCGTATGTCTTTTTCTATAACTCCAGCCACTTCTTCGAAAGACAGAAGAACTCCAGTTTTTTCTTGTACGGTTTCAATATATTTAGCCATTCTAGCTACCGAAAAACCATTCCTCGGAATAGCCGGATGCTTTTCTAGGGCAGATATGGCCTCTTGGTGGAATCTCTCTTCTACAGCCTTGGCCTTATTAGCCATGCGTTGCTCTTCAAATTGCTGACGAGCCGCCTCCTCTTTGGCTTCATACTCCTTTAACCTGGCTTGTGCTTTTTCGAGTTCAACTTCTTTCGGATCACGAAGTTTTTCTTGTATGTCCTTCGCTACTTCATCGTAGGCAAATTTCTTTGGATCAAGACCAGTCTTCTCTAAAAACTCTCGTGGGTTCTCTTTGGCCATCTTAAAGAACCGAATGGCCTCTTTTCGGGCTTGAGCTGCTTCTAGAAATCTTTTATCCGCCCCTTTAGACTTCTCAATCATGTTCTTTAAAGTGGTTTCATCATATTCCATGTCTCCCACTTTAATTTTTTGAATGACGGAGGCTTCCGCTTTCGTCTCTGTTTTAATATTATCTGCCGTACCTTTATCAATTGGAGTTGTCGGTGCGACTTTTACATCGGTTGGAGCTGCCTTTAAAGCATCTCCCATGGCCGCAGTTGCGGCGGGTGCGACTGGCGTGGCTGGTACATTATCCATTTTTATCTCCTTTTAACGCTCCTTCTTTTGACAGCGAAGGGTACGTGGGTCCCTCTATATCTAATGAAAAGTATTCAACACAAAAAACTTAACTTTAAAGCCAACTAATATTCACAATGGTATCGTTTGACGGGGCACCGTTGTCGTTATCAGCAACACCTGTCGTGGCGCGAATAGCGATGCCAGTTAAAAATTCAACCCCATCCCAAGTAGGGACGACAAGGTTCGTTCCAGCAAATACAACATAGGTACGAATCGGAGTGAAAGTACTGTCGGGTGTAGAAGCCGTGTCATAAAGTTTAACATAGCGCGTCGAGGCGGCGGTATTTCCAAAGACCATCTCAAAAATTTGACCTTTACCGGCTTTAATCACAACACCGGTGTTAACCGTGTTTAGATTTCTGTACGTTTTGTAAGGGAAATTTCCCGTGAGTAAATTTGACATTGCTTCTCCTATTAGACCGGCATTTGGGGCTGTGCGGGAATCATAGCTTTCATTTTCGCCGCTGCGTCCTGATTTATAGCTGGACTACCTTTTGGTAAATTTGGTAAACCTGGATGATGAATGGGAGGTGGACTACCTGGTGGTGTATTCTTTACCATTCCCGGAATATTCGGAGCCCCCGGCATTTTTGCCCCGTTCGGATTCTCTTTTCCCGTATTCTCGGCTGGAGGTTGGCCACCCGAAGGGGGCATCCCTGGCATCATTCCGGGAGGGGGAGGGGCGGGAGGAATCCCAAGAGCCGCCCCAAAACGAGGGTCCATGCTGCTCCACATATTCGCATGTTCCAGAAGATGTTGGGTTACCACAGACGCCACCGTTTGATCCGGGTTATCTCGTACTTCCGGTGAATTCAAAAGAACCGTATGCTCCCGAAGGTGAAGTGGGTGATTATCCGTAGCCATTGTTTTGACGACCTTGCCAGCCTGCAACATTTCATTCTCTTCTTTTATCTGCATAACCACGGCGTTCTCGTATTGGTAAACCGGTTCAAGCTGCCCTGTTTGTAATACATTTAAGTATTCCTCTTTTGTTGCGAGGCCAGCCTGAACTAAATCTTGTGCCACTTGAATACGACCGGCTAAGGTCTGAGTGAGAGGATTTCCTTCCTCGATAATCACCCGATCTATGTCCTCTATATCTTTTGAAACGAATTGTGTTGCTTGGGCTTTATTTGACACACCGGAAATTATAATCATTCGGGGGGTCGTCGCATATGCCTTTAAGATATCTATAATACCGGTCCAAGTATCCTCGATGAGCCCATTATATGATCGTGAAAGTGGGGAAATGAACGTGAGGGCCTGGGACGCTACAAACGCCAATGCCGTCCCACTTTTAAGATTTGCTTCTGGGTTTCCTTGTATAGTATCATTCACTCCCGAAATTTGGGCCATCTTCTTCTCTAGATATTCTATCCAATTGAATACCTCTTGTTTATTCATGAGAAGATTAAGTGGTTCTGGCTTCGCCCCACCTGTAATCATCGGGTCGTAATAAATGGCATTAAGACCTTCCGTTAATTGTGTCAACGAAATAGCCGCTTCTCTAGGTATAAGAATATTCTGTACACCAAAAGCAGCTTGGTTAGTACAGACAGCAGAACAAAGGGCATTATAAACCTTTTGTATCGGTAATAGATCCATTGCCACCGTGTAGGCAAAAGGGCTATCAATCTGATCATCAGCAGCAATCCTCGCTACAGGTGCGTCTTTATAAGGCAAGTCTCCATCAAATAGACAGACGTTGCTGTCAAGGAATAAAGTGGTCCGTCCATTCGGTAGAGCTGGCGTTTTGTCGTGATAGAAGGTATAAAGCGGGATTAAGTCTTCGTTATTCTCATTAATCAAATGGCCAAGTCTATGTCTTTTGGTTTCGGGTGTTATGGACATGCCTTTAATTTGATCAGCATACATAGGAAACTTCGCAACCAGATCCCAACGATTGACGTATTTACGAAGAACCCGCCATTTCGTTTCCTGATATCCGCCTTGGGCAAAATCAAAGATAACGTCGAGCCAATAATAGACGCCCGTAACAATGTCGCCTTTCTTTTGAACCAACCCTGTTTCGTCGTTCGTATATGGTTCACCAAGGGAGGCGTCCCATTCTCTAGCAACAAAGGCCGCGCCAAGAAGTATAGCTATTTCAGTCGATAGTTCGAATTTCTTATCTATATCCTGATCTCGACCAACAGCTTTCAGTATGTTTTTACAAAAATTAACTTGGGCTTGAGATTTATAGTCAGTGTTCGTAGCGATGGGTTCAGGAGTAACTCGTTGGGCCGTAACCAAAGAAAGCAAGTGCTTGAGGATTGCCCGGAAATGATTTATGTTAAGCCGCTTATATCCGTCTGATCCATAATTCGGATAGATATAGTTTTGCTCGTTCACCAAATAATAATTGTAATAAAGATCACGGGCCTTCAACCAACGACCCGTCATGTCAATATGGCGATCAAAATCAAAAACTTTCTGAGTTAATTTTGATATGAGGGAAAGGGTGTCAGGGTTAGAAGCCCAGTACATATCGGCTACCTTGTTATCGACTGGCATATCTCTCCTTTTAAAATTTATTCCGGAACAATTTCTTCAATTCGTCGTCCTGCGGATTTGGATGATGAACAGGTATCTGGTTGTCGGGAAACATGGTTGTTGCTAAATCAAGTTTGTATAACGGAGGAATTGGGTTTATATTTTGGATAACCGGCAAAAGACCGGCAACTAGATAAATGAAAGCATCGACAAAATCATAATGACCGAGTTTTTCGCTTCTTGCGAATTCGGAGTGGCCTTGTTTCCAAATACCAAACTCCAATGACGCTATAAGCATCTTGCAGCGCGGGTGGATAATGACTTTTCCATCTTTTACCAGTTTTCGAACCTGTGCGACCATCCATTCTTTTGCTCCTTGACCCCGTTCTTGGCTCTTTTTAATAATCGGTACAAAAGGTAACTTATGGAGCCTGGACAGATCAGCAAGAAGATTGAGATTGTTATTATCCGCAATGCGACGAATCCTAGTCTTGTTGATTCGCTGATAGTCTGATTCAAGTTCTTTAATTCCAGCAGCCAATGCTTCACTTGTGAAATCATTTTCTTTTAGCGAGAACTCATATTCAATTATCAACTGTTGGTGAGTCCAATCCCAATATCCGAGTATCCAGGCCGTAAAATCTCTGTAGCCAATATCCAGTCCTTCAACAATCGAGTAAAACTGAAAGAAATCATCTTTCTCTATTTCTTTGACGTTCTTCAGACTATCCCATTCAGGAACTATATGGAGGGTAGAATCAACAACAAACTGCGCTAGAAACTCTCTTTTCCAAGTCGTGCTGTCTTTTCCTCCGACTTTCTTAGCGAGCCTTTCGATCTCTTCTGTAGGATAATCGGTATCGTAAATTGTAAAATGAGAGTAGGCCCCATCTGCTTGTGCGCTCTCAGCATACTTCTTAAAAGGATGATCTGGGGTCGTTGGAGGTGTTGAAGGAAGAATGATCCTTTTATGCGGATTGGTAGAACTTAAAAGCTGAGGGAGAGCTACACTATTTATAACGTCTTCGAGATCGTCAATCTGGGCAGCTTCATCTAAAATGAACAAATCTGACTTATTACCGCGAAGATTATCGAACTGTCCATTATTGGCCCCGCAAAGTTTTATATAGCTACCGTTTGGAAACACCCATTTGCTTTCGAGTTGCCGCCATGTCGGTCTCATGGCCAGAGGACAATCCTGTATGATTTGATTGAATATGGGGAGAAGAAAATCTCTTAAAGCGTTCTGATATGGGGCACCAAAGTGGATCTGGAAAGAAGGGTTCTGGATGGCCGTTTCTATGGCAATTAAACCCATTGTGAAGGTTTTGCCTAACCGCCTGGAACAATTTACAACATAGACAAGTTCTTTACTCTGCTTGATACTCTGATATATCTTCAGTTGAGCTGGTTTGAGCTTATAAAGGAGCCTGCCTTCCCGCCATGCTGTTTGTATCACTGTCGGCGAGAGCTTGGGTTTGTCCATTTTCTATGTCCTCTAAAATTTTAAGGGCGTCTTTTTCGGAGAGAGTAACTTCTTCAGATTTATCAACGGGGGGTAAGAAGTCTTTCTTTTTTCGTTCCTCCAGCTCACATGATTCTAAAAGTTTAATCCAAATCTTTGCCGCCATTTCAGGATTTGTCGCTTCAATGAAATTAGCAATCCTTACCAGCTTGTCAACCGGGTGGGTTCTCCATTTGGCTAAAAGACGCCTCTTTGTATCTAGCGCGGTTTTTGTCGGGCCTTTAGGACGCCCGAGAGGGTTCGCAGAGGGCATCCCTTTTCCCCATTTAGGATTACCCAACGGTTTGTAGTCTAGGCCCATTTTATACCTATACGATGCGGGTAATTCGACGGAGACTTACAAAGCGGACAACGGTTACAAATAGGGCAAGGTCGCAAATAAGGCTTTGGTTCTTTGGCTGCATTCCTAGAAAAATCTAGAAGCTCAGGCCGAGGATGGCAAGAAAGGCAAGGGTCCCCAACACAATTATGTAGTGGAACCACATCAGGCATTTGGCTTGTATTCTACAGGAGATTTTTGCTTTTGCATTTTAACGAATTCAAGTTCTATCTGTGCAAGCAGCATAAACAACTCTTGTCCTGTTTTAATTTCGATTAGTTCGTGCGGGTTTTGAACCAGGTAGAGCACCCCGAATAAACCGGCAGAAACATCGTTCAGAGAAACAGAAGCAGATTTAGCGTCCGGACTAAGTATCAACTCCGCTAAGGTTGAAACCGCCTTCTTTTCGACCCATGCTCTAAGTCGAGGAATGAATCGCCGTTCTAGCCAAGAGGGGCGGTAGTGCATCTGGTAGTTGAAAAGGAAGGTGTGGAAACTTTTTAAAGCGAGAAGGTTGTTGATAGTGACCGACGTGCCGAAAGTCAACACGGTTCCCCTCCTTTTTTTCTTTGGCTAGCGCTTATTTCCTCTTGCATAAAGTCGTCTAAATTTTTCTCGTTCAGTTTTGCCATACGGTACCCGTGTTTATATCCTCTAGTTTCTGCCTCATATATGAGCTTGGCAAAATAGTCTTGTTGTCCGAACCATTTCCAGGCGACCCACAGGCGGCGAAGATAATGGACAAAAACATTAAGGGGGATGGGGTAACAAACCGCCGCTAGGATATCGTACCTCATATAAGCAATCCCATAGCCTTTCGGCATTAGTTCCATGTCTCCTACCAATTTTTTTAAGGCCATATCAGAACCCTCTTACACTAATTCCGTGCTCGATGGTGACGATTCTGGCATTGAGATCCTGTATCTGTCTCTTGGTTTCTTCTGGAATCCCCGGCTTCGCCGCCACGACAGATTTCATAGCAATGTATTCTTTCGCTGCAAGCACAATAAGAGAAGCAACCACGGCATAACTTAACGCCGCGCTACGTTGCCAGATACTGAGCCCTAACAAAACGATGGTGACGGCATGACTGAAATATTTTTCAAGATTCATTTTGACCTCCTCAAGTCGAATTCAGAATGCTGAAACTTGTGTATAAGTGCCAATAGTAGACCCGCTAGGTACGCTTCTTTGGAACCCCAACATGGCGGGAGAAGTCTGTGCTCCTACAAGATTACCGGATGAGTCCACTTGATCTAAGTCAGGATTGTCGAACACAACTAAATTTGCTGTGGTATCTCCGTTGATGGAAACTACAAGAGCTGGTCTGTCTTTGGCCGTGTCTACGTGGAGGGCGACAACCGAGCCGATTTGTATAGCCATTAAAATGTCTCCTTATTCAAAAACTAGAAATTTGTGTGAATTGACCAAGTCCGCTACCGGAGGCCACACTGCGCTGGAACCCCATTAGGACAGAACCCACCATACTCCCCCCAGCATCCACCCTATCCAAGTCTGGGTTCTCATAAACAATGAGGTTTGCGGTGGTGTCCCCATTAATGGAGACGACCAAAGCAGGACGGTCTTTACCGGTGTTCACATGATAGGCCACGACTGATCCTATTTGAATTGCCATTGAGGTGATCCTTTACTGTAAACTAACAACTGTAACTGATGCTACGGTATGGATAAACAGATTAATTAATGATATTATAATGCGCTTAAATAGATATAAGTCTTCGTGTGTCTGGGGGCACTGGTAGGGTTTTTCATCCCCCTCAAGGAATGGACCATACTGGGGGCCTACCATCCATTGATTCTCAATCATTTCCGTATGCATCTTGCTCTAGGGCGAAATCTGGGGTATCTTACTATGGTCAACCCAATTATGCTATTTTCGCTAATTGATTGTCAACCACTTTCGTAGGTTTTAGACTCGTTCCGAACACCTTACGCAAAAGCATATACCGTTTGATTTCTTTCCGTATTAAAAGACGGCCATTGATACTTGCCATCCTAAGTTTATGCCATTCCTTTAACCTAGATTGTCTGGACGTTTTCACTGAACAACCTCGGCTTCTATGGCCTTCGGCGCTTCCTTGGACGGCAAGGCAGCCTGTAAAACCTCTTTCTGGTTATGGACAGAAGCATCAAAGCCTTTCAGCCATCCTTGCACTTCAGCAACGGCACCAGCGTATTCGCCTTTAATGTTCGTCTCGTTTATGATGGAGAGACAATTGCCAATGAGCCTTGTAAGATTTGTAAGTTCTGTAAGTTTGGTTTGGAGCTCTGCGACGGCCTTCTCTGAGTCAATAGCCATTTTGTTATTTCCTCCTCAAGAAACAACTTCTGCCAATAAATTCTTTGTTATATTCATTCTTTCAAAAAGCTACTACGTTCGTTTAATTAACTAAGTAAGTGTTTACTAAGTTCGATAAAGTACCTTTACGGCTTACTGCTTTACTTCTTTGCCAATTTGGCAAGAGTGTTTTTTGCACTCCACAGTCTCTTAAAGGCACAGATCACCAATATTTAAAGTAAGCTGCTTATTTAAGCTTTAGATTCTAAGTGAGGGCCGCGAAGTTTCAAAACGTAGCGGACCGAATGCCTCTTAGCCTAACAGCCTTTACCAAAAAATACTTTGTCTTTCTTAGTATTTCTTTCTTTTTCTTTTAAATGCTTTTACTGCATCTTATTGTCTTAGGCTTTACCTTTAGGTTCATTCTTTTTGGCGCGAAAAGGGGTTAACAACCCGCTAAAGATTGATATCGAACGATTTTGCGTTCGCTAGGGCGCTTTTTACTCACTTGCCAAGAAAGACCGGCTTGCCGTGTTAGATAGCAGTTCCGCCGGTTCGAGTATCTTACATATTTCAGGGCCTTTGTAACAACAAAGCGCAATAGTGCAACATCGCCAAATAGTATGAACTTCATTCTAGTCTTCTGACCAGGAGCTTGTTCTAGGCCTTTGTGAGCCGTGGGGAAGCCTGATGCAAAAGGCTAGAATGAAATCCACTTTGAGTGGGGGTTTTTACAATGCCCCCTCTTTATATACAGCTCATTAAGCCATTTTATAGACAAACTATTTACAAACTTGTTGGTAATCAACTGTTAAAATCTAGAATCCGTTGTAGCTTTGGTTTTTGTGTAAATTATTTGTAACAGTGAAAGAAAGCCCTTGAAATTGGCAAGGACTGGAGGTAATTTTAAGCTATGGAACAGCTCATTGAGAGGTTCAAAGAAGGGGCGTTAGAAGCAAGCCTTTCCCAGTTGCCTTTTAAATGGGTCCAGAACGCCCTAGAATCGTCTCAGATGGACGAAAGCACCACCATTGATCTCTTACTTAAAGAGAAATTCAAGACCTTATAAGGGGCTTTATGAAATTCATAAGAGAAATTGGTTTACCGAACATTACTGACCTAGAAATCAATAGGCTTGATCAATTCGGGTTTGTATTGGTCTGGAAAGAAGATTCAATAGAAATATGGGTTGAAAAGAACCCGAGTGAAAAATAACCCTTGACAAAAGTAAAAAGTGGGGATATAAAAGGGAAGAACGAAATTGCAGGAAAGGAGATATCACAATGAACCTTAAACAAATCGGATCAAACATGACGGAAATTGAAGTCGGAGATAAATCGGTGCTCGACCATCTACTCGACGGGGTGAAATAACATGAAAACGCTAATGAAAGTCGAAACATGGTTGCCGGTCTTCTCAGGATTCTACGGGACTGTTTGGGAAACCGACCGCGATTGGGAAAACGAAATTGAATGGATCAATGAAAAACGTGCGAAAAAGAATCTAGCGCCGGTGACTCAGGATGATATCGAATGGGATTATAAAGGGTATCACGACCAAGTAGCAAAGGGTGCAACGCGATGGATCGGTGAGATGTTAAAAACGGCCGGTTTCATTTCCGATTACGCCTTTCAAGATTTGCGCTCCCCCCGTGAATACAATTTCACGAATGACGCGATAGACGTACAATTTACCTTAAGCGGTTCGGATTATGTACGCATTGCGCGATACCTAGCAGAGCATTCCGAAAAGTTCGCGAAGTATATCGCTGATAAATATACATCGGGTCCGGGTTTCATTTCGTCTTACTCAAATAATGCGGTGGAATGGATGGCGGACCTAACGGAGACGTTAGAACATGAGCACAAATTAGGATCGGTCCTTAACTTCATTCTCGAAAACGAGGATAAAGAAATTGAAATGACAATGTATGAAGACCTGCACGGTAACGGCGTGATACTTCAGGCAAAGAACTATGACGCATTGACGGAGGGTAAATAACATGAATAAACCAGAAAGACACGGATGGGAAGTAGTGAGACTCCCGAATGGTGAGTTTCAATGGGTGCTCCGATGATTTATTTAGCGGCTTGCATAATCGTCGGATGGTTCATAATTAAAATTGTACTACCCTTTAGCTTAGGTTTCTTAATGGGCGTCGTTGATGCTGGAAGAGTAGCTAAAGGCAAACAACCCTTCGTGGGAAGGTAACTTCTAGGAGGACAATATGGTTAATCAAGAGTCGGAATTTATCGGATTCCAGGAGTGCCCGGGGCTTAAACCGGTACCTCTCTTCAATATCACTAAAAAACTGCATCCTAGGTTTGGCAGTACAGTGTCGGCGTTGACCTTAGAAAAGGAAGGGCTGAAAATTCCGGCGTTCCTTCCCTTCGAAACTTGGAAGCATGAACAGGACAGCCGGGAGCATATATCAAAAAGCCATCGCCCAAGCGGAGGAAAAAAGTGAATAAATTTTTAGAACGGTTTAAACAAGTTTGTAAAGACATTGACAAGGGTCCTAAGCAAGAGATACCGAACATTGCGGACATTCCAATGGTCCGTTATAACATCCATCGTCGGTCCTTACCGGTAGGGCTTGATAAACCAGTGGCGTTCTTTCTCACCAAGCCGGAAGCTTCTATGCTTGCTAGGTCATTGAAGGCTCGGACACTGGATAACGGGTCCGTCATCTATTATGATGTGGTTGCGAATACAGGTAATGAGTCTGTGTACCCTCGGGGCGGGCAGATTGTGATTGAACGAGGCTTTGGTGACCTAGTGGTGGAAGAAAAGCTGGTTGATGTTGCATGGGTGGGATGACATGCCGAAGATTTACCTAAGACATATTGATGTTTTTAGTGAGATAGAAAGAGCAAAGCTACGCTTGCAACTTAATGCTTTAGGTTTCTATGTTCTCACAGTTGCGGACGGTTTAGATGTGTATGCTGTTTGCGAACGGTATTACTGGGAAAAAGAAGTCCTTGACTTTCTAGAGGGCAGTGATATACTGTAAAGGTAGTAAGACAAAGGAAAAGGAGATGCCGCTATGAACCTTAAACCAATAAAAGCAAACATGACTGAACTAACAGTGGGAGATAATCGAATTCTGTTTAGTTACAAAACACCAGTCGCTGTTCGAAACAGATTCGGATTAGTATATGTCACTGATAAATTTTGGAGTCGCACGACAACACGGCATATTAGTCAATGGATTAAAGAAGTCGGTACAAATCTTCCTCAAAGTAATGTTAAGCTGCCACAAATATATTTTGATAATTTAGTGAAGTAATAGGAGTAAGTTATGAATACAAAATATTCCATGATACTAGATGACAAAACAGGATTGTATAGAATTAAGTCCCTAAAAGACTTCGGAAATGTCCGTACTGGAGACGTTGGTGGTTTAATTCAATCGGAGAAGAGCCTATCCCACATTGGGAATTGTTGGGTGTCCGGCAATGCGCAGGTGTACGGCGAAGCGCTGGTGTCCGGCGAAGCGCGGGTGTACGGCAATGCGGAGGTGTACGGCGAAGCGCGGGTGTCCGGCGAAGCGCGGGTGTCCGGCGAAGCGCGGGTGTACGGCAATGCGCAGGTGTACGGCGAAGCGCGGGTGT